GCTAGTTTCAAACTGAAGGTTAGAGAAGTCTAGGGTATTAACATCAGCTACTACGCCTTTGTAACTCCAATTATCAGTTAAGTATCTGTTGTTTAACCGTTCACTCAGCTCTATGGCACGTGGGTCCATATCAAATCCGTATATTCTATCTATGTGTACAGGGTAATTCAACAGTAGTGGCTCTACTAACGTACCAATCCAACTACCCACTATGCCCACAGTACATGTTGACAGTTCCTTTTTCAAAGGAACACGTGGCAGTTCTTGTAGTAGCCAGCTCTTTGATGCTAACTGTCCTTTGCTGTATGCAGTTTTAGGAAACAGACTAGCATGTTGTATAAGGTATTCTATAGTACTCATGGGTATTTGATAACGATTTGAGTCTATGTAATCGCATATTGCTTGCCAATCCTCTAGTATTACTTTATCCATCTTTATACTTACTCTCTAACCATGCATAATCATTAATCTTCTGAAGTGCTTTTATATCATTTTGGTGTTTACCAGCATAGTCGTTGCCCTGCTCTGCACCTAGTCTAGCACTATCTGAGTACTCTGCACTTGGTATTGGGTTAAGCCAAGCACCTAAACGTTGTGTTGCTTCAGGATCTTTACTGTTTGCTAACTTAACACACTCCCTAAATGCACTTCTCCATGTGCTGTACTCATCAGTATTGAACCTAGTAACACATGCCACGGTGGGTATTACCTTAAATCTGCTACTTAGTCCAGTGGTAAAGTCCATTCCCCAGGTGGTTGCATCAAGTATTTGTTGCTTATTAAACAGTTTAACACCACCATAACCATACTCTTCACCAGTTACAGGGTTTGAACTGTGCCATACATGTACAACTTCCTGGTCATATACATCAGGATAGTAACTAAAATCAAAGTCTTTGACTACTTCTGCATCAGCATCTACCACATAAAACAAGTCTGTGGTGGCTAAACGTGCCGCTTCTTGGTGTGCTTCAAAGATTCCATCCACGTCTTTGACATGTAATGTGCCTTCGGGCAGTCTGTTTAACAGTTCTTTGTGGTTGTTATCATGGTATGTAATTAAAACTATGCTTAATTTTGTGTATGTTGAGCCTATGTGTTTGACATATTGTGTTTGTCCACGTGGCATACTGTTAAGTTTGATGTCATCACTGCTAACTTTGGGTAACTGTTTGGGCCACAACCTCAGTCCACCATACGAATGTACAGTATTTGTTATGGGGTTTGCACGTTGCCATGCATGTACTCGGCTGTGATTGTTGGGTTCTGGTGTGTAATTGGGTAACTGTTCTACTGTTACATCACTATCCACAGTCCAAAACCAGTCATCATCAGTGCTATTACTGAACTCTGTGAGTTGTTCCAGCAGTGGTTTATGTTTTATGAAGGTGTATGTTGCCCAAGTCTTGTCCGAACTAATGGCTGTGGGCATCTCTTTTAGCCTATCAAACTGATTATTAAGTATCTGAGACTCGTCTTTATACTGAAGTTGGGTGGGCATTAGCCTTACTCCAGTATTCTTTGACCCCGTATGGGCCCATGTATGCACTACATCTATATCATATTGTGTAGGATAATAACTATAATCAAAGTCTACACTGATATAAGGGTCTACAATGTACATCATAGTAGTGTTAGATTCAGTCGCTAGACGCTCATAGACGTCGTTTAAAGGCTCGTTGAGTTCATTAGGCTGTAAGTGCCACACTGGAAATTCCTTTTGTGTACAGGCTGGTTCTCTGATATACTTTGGTCTGCCTTTCTTTTCTTCTTTGTGTCTCAAACTAACTCCACCATAGTCGTATTGCTTATTGGTAATTGGATTAAGTTTCTGCCACACATGAGCTTTACCATCATCAAACACATTAGGCTGGAAGTCAAAGTCAAAGTCTGGCAATACTGTTACCATAGGATCAACTACCCAGAACCATTTGAACTTGCTGTTAGCCAATCCTAGTTCATAAGTATCAAACGTTTCATACTCTACTGTGATACGCACAGGAGAGAAGTCGTGTACTTTAATTTCTTCGTTCCAATCCACAGGCATCCATGTAAGCATACCATCAGCAAACACATGTTTTATTCTACGTTCAAAAGCACTAGGGCTCCATGGTATATGTGTTATGTCCTTGAATGCTGTAGGCACTATCCAACTGTCTTCAGTTATAAGATCCAACAAGCGGTGTTCTGGTTCATCGCTATAGACGATAGGATATTCTCTTCCTCCGACTGGCAAGGCTGTGAAGAACTTGGCATCTCCACTCCCATGCTTTGGAATAAGTTTGATACCTCCTGCTCTGTTGTCGCTGACATTCGTAACTGCTCTGGGGTATTTGTGTTCCAAGTCATTTGGAAACTTGAATATGTGTATGTATTCCAAGTCGTGTTGTTGTGGTACATAATTAAATCCTTCATTGATTTGATGTTCTGCATCTACAAGCCAGTACATATTAGTTTTTGTTTTGCGGTTGTACTTGTCTAAGTCCATTAAGTCATCTGTGTAAAACACATCATAACGTACAGGACATTCTTCTTTGTATATTAATTGTTCAAAGTCTATGTTTCTAAATGGTGTACTTACTCTAGGGTTACGCAATAATCTAACTCCACCACATCTAATGTCTGCAGGGTTAGTTGCATCTTTAGGATATCTATAATCTAAGTGTCCCGGCAGTTTGAATACATGTATGTAATCTTGTTCCCAAGTTGCTGGCACATAAGTCCAGTCGGCATTGATATATTTAAAGTCCTCGTCTATAACCCAAAGCCATTCAGTAGTTGATTGCTCGATACATTTTAAGTAAGTATCTTCTCTAAAGTCTATGTGGTTAATATAAAATACATCATACTGTATATCTCTAACAGGACATGTTCTATGTATTTTAATTGGACTGTCTTTCCAATTGTCTGGCACTAACCTAACTCCGCCACTCTCCATTGGATATGAATCTTGTAATTGGAATGGCATTTTAAATACATGTATCATTTTGTATTCAAATGGATTGGGTGCCCAGTCTATGTTCTTATCTATCTTATGTTCTTTGTCTATAAGCCACACATAGTCATCTGCTAAACTATCACGTTGACTGTAGTCGTCTACGTTGTCTACAAACAACACAGGATAGTTAATACTAGCATCTAAGTAATCGTGGTACTTAACTTTATTATCATCCCACTCCCGCGGATATAACTTGACTCCTCCTTCAGTATCTGGATACTTATGTTCAAGTTGTCCACGTAAGTGAAATGAATGTATATAGTCTGGTTCAAAGTTCCCTGGTGCCCAGTCTATATTGTCGGCGAGCTTATACTCTGGATCAACACACCATACATGTGTTGCATGTGGATTGTCTTCAAAGTAAGTCCCTGGTGTTTCGCTCAACATCAATTGAAACCGTTTTGTGCATACTGTCTTAGGATGCCACACAGTTTCGTTACTACCCTGCTTGGGTAACAACTTTACGCCCCCGTAATCTTTTTCGTTCCACTGCCATATATGACTATACCTGGCACTATGTCTATCTGGTATAAAGTCAAACACATCGTAGTTAGTAACTACAACATCAGACTCCACTACCCAATACATACTTGTGGTACTGTTAATATCTTGTTCGCTGATAACCTTTTGAGCAAAAGGTACTGCTTCTTCTAATGTAGGATTGTCTCCTATGAAGTAAACGTTATACATTCTTCGGCCCGAGTTGTTTCAATTTATTTTGTAGTTCCACTGTAAGTGACTCAAAATAAACGATCCCCCGATCCGCTGATTCCATTTCCCTAAACATCAATTGAGTCATACTAAACTCACAGTCATCTCTGTGATACCTAGCACTTATTCCACAACGTGGACATTGATCTTTTAATTTTAATATTATTGCTTCCTCGGCAGTTGTGTCTCTGTCATACAGCCAAGGATCCTTAGATACTTTCTCCCATGCAAGTCTATCACCACCATGGTCATCCATGTAATCATTAACCCACTTCTTTAAAGCCCATCTGTTTGTTAACTCTTTAGTTACGTTAGTCATCTCTACAATGTACCTTTACTTTATAATGTTTGGCAAACTCTTCTGCTTCTGCCTCTGTGTTTACTATCGGTTGTCCTTTAATATTTAAACTTGTATTAAGCACAACAGGACATCCTGTTTCTGCATACCATTGTCTCATAGCATGATATAAGTCTGGGTGCTGTTCTCTATTAACAGTTTGTACTCTGCTTGTACCATCAGCATGTACCACTGCTGGTATCTCATCAGGTCTTAAACACTTAGCCACAAAACTCATATAAGGACTTTGACTCTTACCACCCGGCATGTCAAACCATTCGTGTGCATGTTCTTCTAATACTATAGGAGCAAAAGGTCTAAACTCTTGCCTACGTTTAATCTTATTAACTTTATCTTTTATTGTTGTACCTCTAGCATCAGCAAATAAACTTCTATTACCAAATGCTCTAGGACCAAACTCTGCTTTGCCATTTGCTACACCAAAGATAGAACCTTTGCGTAGACTATCTAAAAACTTTTCTTTGGGCCAGTCGCCTTCTATGTTTGTTCCCAAGTACGGACCTTCCCACTCTATAAACTTGCCTGTCTGCTCATAGTAGTATAATGCCGCGGCACCTAAACTACTTCCAGCATCACCTGGGTTAGGCATTATCCATACATTTTTAAATACATCCTTCTCATATATTAAACTGTTAGCGACACAATTTAATGCTACGCCACCCATGTAAACTAAGTTACGACTTCCACCACTGTATTTGAATGCTAGTCTGCAATAAGCAATAACTCTTTCCTCTACAACTGCTTGGGCACTTGCCGCCAAATCAAATTTAACTTTCTTAGTATCAAACTGCATCTCTTCTTGACTTATAAAGTCTTTGGGTAAACCTTTACTCATGTCCACAGTCTCTAAACAATTATGCCAATCGTCTGTAGAGTGTGTAAACAATTCTTTTTCCATTCTTTCTTTGTATACTGGTTTACCATATGCCGCCATTCCCATTAGTATGTATTCATCTTCCATAGGTTTTAAATCACATGCACTTGTTACTGCACTATAAAATAATCCTAAACTGCTTGGGAAGTTTACTTCATGTCTTAACATAATACGTTTTCCACTTTCCCAAGTACTAATAGTTGCAGTTTGTTTTTCACCTATAGCATCTATTGTAACTATAGCCGCATCTTGCCATTCCTCTTGTAGGGTAAGCATACCAGCCGCCGCATGGCTTTGATGATGCAGACAGTTAGTTACAGGTATACCGTTGAACTGTGGATAAAATTTTTGTAGCCAGTCTTCCATAGTTGGCTCTTGCATTGAACTTTTGATAGTTGACATAACAGTACCCCAAGTCATTTGTCCAAAACGTCTTTGGTTCTTTAACTTGCTTGACTCATGTAATACAATTACATCTGGCATGCCATACTGACATGCTTCTCTCATTAACTGTTTGTTAAGGAACGGGTCATTCTTTTCTCTGCTGTAACGTTCTGCATGTCCGGCAAATAGTATCTTGCCATCTTCAATCATAGTTGCAGACGCATCATGAAACATTCCGCTTATACCTAATATTCTCATCTGTAAATAAAAGGATCCTGTTTGCGTAACTTGTCAAGTTTCTTCTTTAGCATTTCCTCTTCCTCGTCTGATAGTCCAAAGTCCGGGATTGCTTTATCAACCGGTTTGCCATCAGGTGTGTTTATTGGATTACCAAACAAGTCACCATGGTCAACTACGTTGTCAGCCTTTCCTAACCCATTCATATCTTCTTTGTCTTTATTCGACATTATACTTTCTCCAGCCACGTTTTAAATTTATGATAATACAATCTATGTATGTGAGCATCAGCATGTAGCCATTCGCTGATGTGCTCTTTATATTGTTCGTCATGTCTATATTGGTCTATGAAACTATCGTAAGGTTCGAAAAAGTTATCACTTGGTAGTTCATCTAACAAATGTCTATACCTAGTTAATGGATTCCATTTGCTTTGAGCTTTATCCTGTTCCCAATCTGTCTCTTGTTCTGAACATGCATTAAGCATAGCATAGTCTACATTGTTGGATTCAAAGTAAGCCTTGCTTAACACTTGATTCCTAACTCTACGTTTAACACCATAAGCATGATCCGTAGCATATAGTTGTAATGCTTTAAAGTAATTTGTAAAATCTTGTTTATACCATTCTTTATAATGCTCGGGACTTTGACCATTAGCCCAATGTATGTGGTATGTGCTTTCACCAAATGCAAACTGTTGTCGTTCAAATGTACTCCATGCTTGTATAACAAGCACTTCATCTAAGTCTCTTCCAGAGTCTTTCCATTTACTAACAAAGTCTATAGCACTAGTCATGATGTATTCATTACCAGCGCCACTTATACTATCGTTAATAAGATTTAACTTACATGCTTCTGCTAACAATCCACTCCAAGTCTTTTGTAAGCCTGCATGTGTTAGTTTGCCTTCTCCGGGCGTAAGTATTTCACTGCCACCAGTGTGACTACATCCTGTAACATATAACCATTTCTTTTTACTTAGGTCCATCCTAACATCCTATATAAGTCCGGAGCACTATCTTTTAGTGACTGGTCTCGTTTTTTATCTAATAATTCTGTATACTTTCTAAACATTTGCATCTGTTCTTCAGCATCGGCGTTTACATTATCATCACCTAGAGCAACAATAATGCCTTGTACTGTGGCTAAATTCCGTTCATCATCTATAAAGTATTTACTTGATGCCAGCCACTCTTCCAGCCTTTTTATGGCTTCATCTCTAATGTCCTTAGGCAAGTTTCTCATGTCTAAACATTTAGGGTAATTGTTTAGTAAGCAACTGATATCTATACGCCTACCACTGAACGCTGTAATCTCTTCTGCGTAATCAAATAGTGTTGTTATATCTAGTATGTTATATATTTGTATAACAGGACTAAACAATATATTACCTACAACGTCTGATGTAGAGTAATCCCTAATGTGTTTATCGATTACACTCCATGTGGAACCGCCTCTTATGTATGTGTTTGTTTCTGCATATCCATCAACACTTAAACACATCAACACTTCTCTAAAGTTAGATAGCATATCTAGGAATCTTGGTTGTATGTTTGTCATATTACTATTGAACACTAAGTCAATGTCTTTAGCAATACCCATGTCAACACACTTCTGAAGTATCCAATATGTACGTTGTATGATAGTTGGCTCACCACCTGTAAAGTATAATCTATTTACATTGGGTAACCAGTTCTCTACATTCTCTAAGAACTCAGGAGTATCAAACCATTCCTGACTCTGCTCTGGGAAGTGTCCCCAGTGAGTTTGTTCAACTACAAATTGCTTTTCCTCTTCTGTGTATTCATTTTCTAAATCTTTATGTATAGCACTACTGTTTTGACTTTGACACATTCTACATCGTAAGTTACATAGTGTGCCAAGTCTAAAGTCTAAGTACATTGGATCATCGTCTACATGATAATCATTCTCTCTGCTTTTGTCTATAATGCTTTGTATGTTATCAGCTTCTCTGTGAAAGCCGTTCCAGTCTTTAATATAATTTTCTCTGTAACTAGGTATGCCATATCTCTCTAAGTCGTAACATGGTTCACAGCCGTCTACCTTTTCGCCTGTATCCATTTGACGTCTTATATGTTTCATGTGCTTACCATTCCAGACGTCAGCCATTGTTGAGCCATTGTCTAATATAAACGACCTACCTTTTCTTCCATCTTCTTCTGTGTAAGTATCATCTGTTTTAATATTGTTACTAGCAACACAACAGAAACTTAATGTTCCTACTGGGTGTGTCATTACATGTATCCAAGGATACGGACAAAATGTGCTACTATCTTTATTAGACATAAGTGCCGTCTCCATGTGTTTGGTCATACTTTACTATTGCGTATGCCTTTGCTAGTTCTAAATTTTCGTCTAGACAGGCTTGTACTCTTCTTCTATGTTCATCGATGTTATTAATTGCATCGCTATGTGCTATACTAATCCATTTACTCTTGTGTTCGTAATTGTTCTCTAATAGTTTTTCCATACTAATTACCTCTACACTAGCCCAATTCATTGTAGCGGACTTTATCATATATTCTTTAAATACCAAATGAATCATTGCTTCACTTTTTATATCCTCGTCTGACATACTTAACTTGTCAGTTGGTATATGTTGTCCGCTTTCATTACGCCAGACACCTGTAGACTTTGCAATGAAACTGCTTATTACTTGTGATGCCATGTCTTCTCTATAACTGTATATTAAGTCCCAAGCTGATACATCAGCCGGGTGTGCCAGTAAGTGATCCTGTACTACATAGTCTAATCCTTTAGCCCATGCACCTTCCATTTCCCAAAACAACTTCTTGTCAGTAGTATACTTCTTTGTATATCCCATTTGTTCGTAATCAGATAATAGAAGATGCGATCCTGTTCTGCCAGATGTTTTTATTATTTTTCTACTACCCATTAACGTCACCCAATCCTATTATTTCCATATCGGTCATTATAGAAGTTTCTTCTTGTTCGAACCAAGGCTTTAAGTGAGTGTATAGTTCAGGGAATGTTTGTGCAAAACTTTCTCCTCTATAGTCATCACTGAACTTAGTCTGTCTTGCAAACTCGGGCATCCACTTTTTAATATCGTACTGTTCGTTGTTCATGTAGTTCAACATGTTTTGTATTCTAGGATCGTTATGTCCTTTAAACTTTTCTGTTATTACTTTTTTAACATGTGGTGGTAATACTTTTGCACTCACATGCTCTGGTGCATATACTGTATTGAAATGTATCTCACAATCCATATTGTTATCTCTGTGATAGTTTAACATGTCATCCATATACATTATATTAAATATGCCTACTGTATAAAATAAATTTACTCTTAACCATTCGTGTTGTTTAAACTTCCAATAGTTTTCCATTACTGGTTCAAACTTTTGTGGATGTCTAATGTAATTAAATCTTTCTCCAACTCCGTCTACACTAAAGAACACTTGTACTTCTTTAAACTGTTTCCACAATTCAATATACTGTTCTGGATATATAGAACCGTTTGTATTATAACTAATGCTTATGTCTTTTGCTCTGCCCTTGTCTACTAGTGTTTGCAATATATCAAAATGTCTTTTAATTAAAAATGGCTCACCACCAAAGAACTCTAAACTCTCTACTTCTTCAATTTGACTTTCTAGGTCTTCCCAAAACTTTTCATTCAGTTCGGGCCAACGTCCTAGCCTTCCCATTACTTTTGCAAACTGATTAGTATCACCATCACGTTCTATTTCTTCTGGTACCCACTGACTACTTGCAAAACTTGTACATATCCTACACTTAGTATTACATATACTTCCTAACTTTAAATCCATACTCTTTGGTTTTGCATGTTCTAAATTATCTGTGTGATGTCTAAACTTAACTAATTCTCTTTTACGTTTGCTTTCCATTCCTGCATCTTCTTCTGCCCAGCAGTTATAACATGCTTTAGGTTTCTCTCCTGCTAAGAAGTCTCCCTTTAAGTCTGCTAACCATTTGCTGTCCCATACGTCTTTTAATGTATTACCATCTGCCAAGTTAATACCTGGTGCAGTCTCTTGCATAACACAGCACACACCAACTTCTCCGTTAGTACGAGCTTCTTGGTTTATCCAAGGTAGTATGCAAAAATGTTCTGGTAAGTTACTCAACTGTTCCCTCTCCTTGTGCAAAGTTATCTACTTGACTTGAACGTGGATCTTCCTGTAAACTCTCTGCATTCTCATACAGGTATACTAGTTCCTCAATCTCACCTAGCTCTGGTATTGCATCAAACAATGTTTCACTTCTAAACCTGTCCATCTCTTTTGCTTCTTTCATACTTTGTAACATTAAGTGACTCATGTCATCATCTAGGAACTGATGTAAACTTTTAAATGTGTTTGTGACTCTTCCTAATGGATCGTCATCTTTAATTTTTTCTAATAATCTTTCTATATCTTTTTGTGCTTTAAGTCTATAACGTTCAGGCAGTACTGTACATCTGTGTATGTGTTTGCCTAATAATATATTTACAGCAAAGTCTTGTACACCAATCATTTTAGTTGATACCATTTCTTCATAAAAGTCTACAACATTCAATATATTAAACATGCTGACAGTACAACTAATGTTGAAGTCAACTCTAGGGATTTCTCTTTTCATACGTTCCCTATTCTTAACAGTCTCACTCCATATAGTTCCTTTACGAATATATTCTCCACGAGCTCCACTGGCATCTAAACTTGCACCAATACTAAGCACTGAAGGTTCAAAGTTACTCCATAGGTCTATAGCATCTTTGTCTTTGTACTTTAAGTTTCTAAAATTTGTATTATAAAATATACGCATCGGTGAACTGTTTTTAGTCCTGCCTTGCTCTACTAGTTTTTCCATTATGTACCAATGCTCATCCATCATTAATGGTTCACCACCTGCCCAGTATATTTTTTCTACTGTAGGTAAGTACTTGTCAAACTGTTGCATGAAGTCATATGTTTTACCTTTTTGTATTTGTAGTATTGCTGTCTCGGGTGTCTTACTGTACTTACTATCAACTGCATCGTTAAACCAATTACTACTTAGGTCAGGTCCACATGTTCTACATCTCATGTTACATATATTACTAAATCTCATATCAACATACGTCATGTTTACTCCGCCTGGAACGGAACCGTCTTCTTCTGTACTCTTAACTATGTCTCTCTTGTGTGTCCAGTTATCATGACTTTGCATGAACTCATCGTTACTTCGTTTTCTTAATGTATCATGTCCATACCCTTCTTGCTCATAACATCTATTACAATTAGATACTTTTTTATCATTGAGCATGTCTACTCTAAACCGTTTCATTACATCGCCATTATAAACTTCTTCTAATGTTTCGGTATTCAAGTTACCCACAGGAGTATGATGTTCACTTAAACAACAAGTAAACACTCTACCATCGGGCCAAGGGTGCATGTGTATCCATGGCAGGACACAGAAAGCATCACCTTTAACTAGGTCTTCTAATTCTTTATCAGTCTTATTATCCATGCGTTCAAATCCCACTCCCACCATCTCTCCTCACCGTGTACAAAATTACGCGGATCGTTGTGATGATTGTTGTGCCATCCTTCTCCAAATGTTATGATGTTAACCAAATGATGATTAACACTCTTGTCGTTTGTTTGCCAAGTTCGGTATCCTAACCAACTTAGTCCTTTACCATGTCCCCATGTATTAAAGGCACCAGTTGCCCATACACACAGACTAACTGGAATTAAATATGCATATACCCATAGCATGGGGTCTATGACTGCGAGAATAGTCGTGTAAGCAGTTGTATAGCCAAAGAAGTATTTGTGTGTACTCATTACTCCTTTGTGTCTTAGATACTCTCTGCCTAGTTTTAAATCATACGTCTCATCCTTTAATCCCAATGTCCAACTCTTCCATGCACTCATGTGATGTGGACTATGAGGATCTGTTGCTGTATCACTTGCTTTGTGATGTTCTCTATGTTTAACTACATACCCAAAGGTACTTGATAAACCTGCTAAGGTACCACTTATGTTTAGTACCCAATCCCAAAACTTATTAGTCTCGAAACTTCTATGTGCAAAATATCTATGCTGTCCAACAAACACACCTATACTAGCAAACCAAAAGTATACTGCTAGTGTTATCCACCAGTAGTTACTAGGTCCAGAAAGCAATCCAAACAGTAGCCCAGCATGTGCTGTCCACCGGAGGATGTCTCCTTTTGTTTTAGTATACTGTAGTATGTCCTGCATCTTCAATATATCCTGTTAATTGTGTGAAAGTCTGTCGCCAATCCGATTCATCATTTATATCTAATAAATCATTATAGCGACAAAACTGTTCCCATTTGAGTTCTTGTTCTTCATCGTTGTTAAACATGCTTAACAAGTTCCCAAGTTTGTAATCATTCCCCATTAGTTTTCTAAAATTTGTATGTATCAACTCACGTGCCTTAACCGGTATAACCGCAGGACTTAGGTAATCAGGATCATACACGAAGTTCATATCAACTTCTATCCCAATGTCGTTTGCCCATTTAAAAAACTCAGGTAATGTTGCATAGTTATATGCACTAACCGTTTGTGTAATACGCAAGGTTAGTTTGTCCTCATGTTGCTTTAGTGTGTCTATAGTTTTAAGAACAGAGTCCCACTTGGTATTTGTTCTTATGAAAGCATTTCTGTCTGCTAAATCATCGATACTTAAACAGATTCGTGCTTCCTTAAACTGGGGCCATAGTTCTAAAGCAATAGGTGGTAGCATAGTGCAATTGATATTATACCATAGTATAATATTTTTACTACGTCCACTTTCCACAAGGTTCTTCAAGTAAGTCCAATGCTGTTTAATTAATGTTGGTTCCCCTCCATTAATATAAATTACTTCTAGGTTTGGTGCTGACTCAAATAAGTCATCATAGAAGCCATCATCTTCTGCCCACTTAAAATCTTTTGGGTAGTCTAATCCAAGATACCCTTTATTAACGAAGTCAGCCTTCTCCACGATGTCTTTATAATCGTCAAGCCACTTACTACTAGATGCTGGGTTACAAGTACGGCAACGGACATTGCATACATTCCCAAGACGAAGCTCGACAAAACGAAGATCCATATCAATACTCCCATCTTGCCTAGTAATCCCACTCGCCCAATCACTGGAGTTTTGTGGAAAAACTGTTTTCTCGTGATCCCGTTTGGATCTAATTCCATTGTCTTCTTCATTGTAACACCTCATACATGCCTTTGGCATTTCGTTATTCAACATCTGTGTGCGAACTTCTTTATAGTAATCGCTATTCATATGTTGTTCTATTGTCTGGTTATTCAAACTTAGAAATTCATCATAGTCTCCTTTAAAATTCCTAGCTCGGTTCAATCCATCGGTATGGTCTGATATACAGCAAGTAGTAACACCACCGTGTGGGTGTGTTGCTAAATGTTGCCAAGGTAAAGGGCAATAAGTGTCCGGTCTACTCATTATCCATATTCCTCCGTACTCAATGGCTTGAATCCATCTCTCGACACAGTATCCGTTTCTTTTTCGTAGTCAAAACTATCCTTTAACAACTCGTGAAGTTCTGGAAAAACTTCTGTAAAGTTCTCTTGTCGATATCTGTCTCCTCCTGCTATTTGATTTTTAAATGTTGTGTATTTCTTTTCTATACGTCTATTGTCCATCTCCAGAAGTTTTTCTTTAGTAAGTCTACTTCTAACTAAACCGTCTGGAACACTTTCACCATTACTAAACAATGGCGTATTCATATAATCTATTAAACTGTTTATCTCTTTATCATAATTAACATAATCGGTATTTGACTTGTATTCTCCAAAGTCATGTTCTTTTAATATAGATGTAATTTCTCTTTTTGCATTTGCTGGAAGTACTGGAGCACTTAACCATTTAGGATAGTGTGCAATGTTATTCCATATTTTAAACTTGGGCCATCTTGCTTTAAAGTATTCATAGAACTCAGGCAAGTACATTACATTTAATGCTGTAACTGTATGTGAGATTTGTACGTTCACAGGATAGGATTTATTAACATGCAATTCATAATAGTAATCTAAATTTGCTTTTACTTCTTCCCAAACACCTGGATGTCTTAAGTATGTAAACCTATCTTCAATTCCATCTATGCTTACACTGAATGCTAAGTCTTTAAAGTTAGTAGCCATAGACTGTAGTAATTCTTTGTTTGCTATTGTGCCGTTTGTACTTAATGTTAAACTAATACGTTGTGCAGACTTTTTTTCTATTAACAGTTTTGCAAACTCTCTAAACTGTTTCATGTAAAACGGTTCACCGCCCATAATTTCTAAACGTAATATATCGTTTGTCCAGTTATCTATCTCAGTCCAAAATGTACTTCTCTCTGGATCCATCATATCTATCTCGAGATCGTTCTCCCAAAATGGTACGCCTCTATCTATTGCTTCTTCTCTCCACTTACTGCTGTAGTTAGTGTTACAACTTCTGCATTTTAGATTACATGTATTATCAAATATTAACTGTGCATCAATAACTTTAGTTGGCTCATGATCCCAAACTGTGTGTTGGTCACCGTAAAAGTTATTCCAGTATTGATTGTACTGTATGCGTTTAGATTCTTTTCCGTTACGTTCGTCTATCCAACAAGTATCACAGTTAGCAGGCTCGCCACCTGCTCTAAGTTCGTCTCTTATTTCTTTTACAAATGTGCTCTGCAATATTTGTTTTGGTGTACTTGTTGCCAAATTCATTTCATTGCCGGATGTATCTTTTATTCTTTCTTTAGCAATACAACATGTACGACATGTACCGCCCGGCTCGTTTGACACATGACTCCAGAGCAATGCACATGTTTTATAAGGAACTTGAAAGTTCTTATGCTCTGAACCATCTAGTTCGTATGTATACCCTAGTTGGTTAGTTATTGTCTGTGGTGTAGTCATACTCTATCTCTATATCCTTTGCTATACATAAGCGGCTGGAATGATTGCCTCTATTTAGTGGTGCCCATAATTCATCTTCGCTGGTTGCGAATATAATGCACTTGCTAGGTTTAACCTTAAGTGCCTTGCAGACTGCTAGTTGTGTCTCTTTGTATTTGGCTACAATAAAATCACTAGTCCAATTCTCAACACATGTAAGACCAATTAACGCACCAAAGTTATTGACTATACCATGTTGATTAGCAAATAGTACAGCATCATCTACTAGTTGTTTTTGTAAACGTATGCCAGCTCTTGCTCCTATGATAGGAAATGTTTTGCCTAAACTGAAAGTAACTTCCTCTATACACTTGTGAGTTAAGTCAATTTCTATATCATGGCACATACCAAAGTATGCCATGTCTACTAATACAGGAACATTTAGCCTATCACATGTATTTAGCAGTTCTTCCATTTGTTCATGTTCCGCACCAAAATCACTAAAAGGACAACTAATTATTACTGCTTGACCTACTTTAATCTCATCAGCATAGTGTATCCAATCCCACTTGTTGCCCATAACATTACTAGCAACCTTGTGCATCATGAAGTCACCTTTTAAGAATCTGAAGTGCCTGTTGTTGTGTCTCATCATAAACATTTGGAATGCTTCTGTTGTTCCATTGGTCATTGAAGCATGATGGAAGTGGTCTATGCCTATAATGTTATTACGTTTGTTATCTTGTATCCAATCAACCATAGAAGATATAAACACGTTATGCAAACCTGAACTACCGTCTGCTTTAAAGAAACCTTTCCAAGCAGTTGTGCTTTTACAGAAATCTTCTAGTTCCCATGTTACACTTTGGTCTTGTAAAGCTCTACCGCCTCTATAACTTTCTATCAGTTCTTTATCTAGTTCACTTGTCATCTATCTTTCCATGTCCGTATTCGCCTGCGTGGTATGGCTCGTTGTTATCTTTATCATACCAATACAAACTCTTGTGTGGTGGATCTCTCCAGTCATGAACACTATCGCTTATAAAATAAAACAATCTAAACCCTACTCTAAATCTGTCCTCAGGACATGTAATAGGATTAGGATGTCCATGGAATCCACGTTTGTGATATTTCCATAACACCATGTTACCCCACTTAGGCGGATAACTAGATATCTGTTTCTCTTTATTGAAGTCCCAAAACTGCAGGTCTCCATTCCAGTCTGGATTCCAGTCTGGTGTAAAATAAAGTATAAAGCTCAATGCCCTATGCGTTTGACATTCTTCGTTCCAGTTAAAGTCGGAATGTATTTTTAAACTATCCCCTTTATAACTTTTCATGTAGCCTGCCCCCACAAGATACGGATCAGGAAGTAAGTGACCAACGTCACATATTTTGCTCATCCAGTTTAATATCTCTGGACTATGCATAGCACTAACTAGTTGCCTAGCCTGTGGCGCCTCCTTCAAATCTTTACATTCTTCCATGTAACTTTTAGCTCTAGTAAACGTACTCCAATACTCTTTAGGTATTGTTTGGCTTTCCTCATAAAGATTTTTTAAACATTGTTCTGGAAGAAAGTCTTCAAGATGCAATGTAGGGTATGGCGGAGTATAACGATACTGTTCATTCAGTTCTCGTTGTTGTTCCACACTACCCCATTTAGAAAGGATATAGTCAATTATTTCCTGATCTCGTACCATATCTCTTATTTTATTTCCCTTGTGTTACCATAATGTACAACTTCAACACCTTTCATGTCTGGAGTCTTACGCCATGGGTCAACTACAATACTACCTTTAGCAAATTTTAATTTAGTTCCATTACCAGTTGATATTAATGCAGTATCACAATCAGACACATTATGATTATCGTACCAACCTGGTACTGTATCTAATTGGTCACCGTAAGTAACTTCTGGATTATGTGCAAGTAAATAAACTGCTGGCTTCTTAAGAATATATTTGAAAGGTATATCGCCAGTTAGTTCATCATAGTAATATAGGTCATAGCCTTGTTGTTCGATGTAGTGTCCTACAAGCATACTGCTAGAACCTGTTTCATATTCTACTAATGGCTTATACGCCTTACCAACTATTATTATTGGTAGCTCTGGAGGTAAACGCATTTTTTTCATTGCTGAAGTCCTACGTGTACCTGCTAACTCCATTAGTCGTTTAGCCATATTCTCTGCTTGTACTTCTCTACTACGCATCACACTATCAAACAAGTCATAACCTAAGTCAAGTTCTTGTGCCATAAAACGTAAGGCAATATTATCTCTAGGGTGGCATGCACCACCATCGCCCATACCTGGCTTCATGTATCCTGGTCCCATAATACGTCTGTCGCTGTTAGCCAAAGCATCACAAACAACTTCTGCGTTTATGTTGCCTTGCTTTTCTGCTACGTCTTGTATCATGTTTACTAAAGATACTTTTGCTGATATAAATGTGTTGTAAAATACTTTAATGCATTCACATTCATCCCATGTACCTATAACGTACTTGGGTGTGTTCTGCATTATTGTTTTGTAGAAGTCTACTAGTTCTTTTGCGTCACCAGTCTCACTTCCATCTGCTGTACCTATCATAACCATTTCTGGATTAACCATATCCCACTTCACAGTACCCATAGCAATTAAGTATGGATTATATATAAAGCGAGTGTTAGTTATTAAAGGTATAAACTCACGTCTAACAGTACCGGGCAGTACTGTACTAATAAGGACTATTAATTGTTCTTTAGTCGCTACAGCATTTACTCTACTTAAGGTATCTCTAACTATTGTATAATCAAAGTCCTTGTTTGGTAAATGGCTGGTAGGTGCCTTCCCATCATATTGTGGATCATGTGGAGTAGGTACTGCAATAAAAACAATGTCTTGTCCTCTTACAGCATCTTCCATCTCGTTAACCATTGTAAAGTTTTCAGGCTCTACAGTATTAACATCATAACCAACAACATCATGGACCTCGGCGACCATCTCGGCGCAGGCTTGTCCTAACTTGCCAACTCCGATGAATCCGATTGAGGCCATTTTCATCTCCTGATGTGTTATTATCTGTTGTAGTAATTAACTACATACTTTATTTATCACTTTAAAAATGCAATCTAACAGCGGAATGGTAGTGTTACCACCACTTACCATCTCCGGCTTCTGATTCGAACCATAAAGGTAGACTTTCCAACGGTTCCCATTGTCGCCATGGGCCTGTTCTAAAGTTTTCGAGGAATAGGTGTTTGTTATGTAGTATTTTTGCTTGTACTGACTCTTGCATTACAATGTTATGCACTTCATCTAATGGTTTATTCATTAAGTTTTGTACAGCATCTTTAACAAGTGCTAAACGTTTTTTATCATCTAACTCGGTGTCATAACTTTCGTCAAACAGTTCTGGGAATGTTTCATATCCTAAATCTCTTAATGCTTTCAATGAATAGGGTAGACCCACTATTATAAACGGTATTTCAAACTGCATTGCTTTTAATGTTTTTTCACTTATAAATGTAGCAACGCTCGTTGTATCTTGAGTACCACTATCCACAGCCATACGGGCCGATACTGCCTGTTTGTCAAAATGTGTTTCTGTTACTAGATAAAAATAACAACGATTAAAATTAAAATAGGGAGGAGTATCTTGCCAATGACTTATGTGCTCGTTTCTCTGTCCGCCATCTGCAAAAGTCTTAAGACTTTTAAATTGAGTTAGGTCATGACTGTGCTCAGAACCTAATGTTTTGTTTTGACTTATGTAACTATAGTCTACCTTGTCCTGCCACTTATTCCATTTTATCCAATCAACAATTTCTGACCTATGTGTTTTAGTATAGTTATTTAAGCATATAAAATATCGTTCACGCTTTTCTTTATTAGCATTGAATGTTAGTCCTTTATTTTTAACCATCATTCGTTGATAATAGATGAAGTACGGTTTAATATCCATAGTAGGAAAATGTTTTTTATATGTATTGCATGTATCCACATTAACTAAATGAAATATTATATTGGTAGCGTTAATATCTTGTGTTTGTGTTTTAAACCATGCTATACGTTTCTCCTCATCTAATCCATACATGTCCCAACCATTTGCAAATCTCCATTTAAGTAAATGAAAGTTGTCAAATTCTTTTAATACATTTACAATATTTTTTAATTGGTCACCACTGTTATAATCCATATATGGATGTAAATGCCAACCAAAGTTTATGGTGTATGTTAGTTCAGGTGTTTGTGATTCTATGTATGTTTTTAATTCTTCCATACTAGTAACGTTGCGATATAAATTATCTTTAGATGCATGAGCAGTTATTTCATCATGTGATTGTGTTGAAAGTCCTGGAATACTTTCAGGCATTAAACAAGAAGTCTCGGTTGTGCGATTACGACTAATTTTATTTCCTAGATGTGCGTCGGTGCTTCTATTGTTGCCAGGTAAAATGTTGTTTACCCAAAGTAATATGTTTGTTGGCTTCATTATTTTATCCATTATTGAACGTTGCGTGTTGCATCCATATTAGGAAAATATGTAGCAATGTTATCTTCAACTTCTTGCAAACTAGTAAGTTTCATTTGTATAGTCATTTTCCAAACAAGTGCGATATCTATAAATCCAGAAAACATATATGTTTTAGCACTAAGTAAATTTAAAGTTGTTATTGCAACTGCCGCCACTGCATCTGTTAGTGACAGATTTATTCTGAGTATTGAATTTATAAACGTATCATCTGGATGATATTTACCTAGCGTATAGTCCACACCGGGCATCTTGCGATAACGACTGTTATGCATCATAATTATTGAATTAGCAACTACCCTTTCGTTATCGTCACCGTTCTCTGCAAAACAATCTAAAATTGATATGCACCAACGTGCGGTGATGTTATAAATTATATTGTTCCAGTCTTTTAAAATTAGTTGTCGTAGTACATCAATATCCCATCCGGACACTGAACTATGACTGGAGTGTAATGCATTACTAGTCCTAGACAAAATAATACATGCTTTAGTACGCACAATTGAGTTAGGATGATTACTTGCTATGTAGATTAATTTCTCGGTGCGAGTGTTTTTATATCCTTTATGTTCACGACTAAAAAAGTGTTTGGGCAATGCTAATGGATTATCATTTGATTCATATCCATCCTCAAATTGCGTGGCGATATCTGTGCCTAGTACTTCAGACCAATTAGTTAAGCTCGGAGTTATCATCTCCATCTGCTGTTATGCTGGGGGTCGACTCTCGTATACCAGTCTATTAGTTCTTGGTCTGCACTATATATTTCTTCGATGGTCAATGTATTTTCATAGCCATCGTTTCTAATGTCTGCTATTGTTTTTTGCCATTGCCTACCATTCATAAATTGGTCTTCGGCTGTATCAGGAAACTGTTCCTGGAACGTTGGAGTATTCAATATTTGGTTCAACTGATTAATAACTGTTTGTTGCTTAGGAGTTATAATAGGCGTAAGGTCTGCAATCAGTTCATTAACAATCCTGTCTAATATGTGTCTGGGCCAACTCATAAAACTAAAAATAACATCAGGATGGAATGCAAACATGTTCTTTGTTTCTATCTTTACATCATTCTCTAGAGCATAGTTTACAAAGTCTCTAAGCCCAAATAAGCCTGGTCCTGTTAATGTTAAGTCCATTAACATCTTCTCATGTCCACCGGGCAATGCTACGCCCTCTCTAAAGTTCTTATCCCATTGTTCCCAATCTAATCCTGTACGAATAAACTCTCCGATGCCTCCTATAGCATCTATACTAGCACACATAGTCCAGTCCTTTGCTTGTGGTAACCAGTCGTATAAGTAATGTTTACCAAACCGTACTCTACTTAGATTACTGTTATAACGCAAGTGTACTTTCTTTAAGTTATCATCTTCTGCTAGCCTATCCATTGCTCGCCAATGTATGTCATACATTAACGGCTCACCACCTACCCAATACAATTCTTCTACAGTACCTGAACAAATGGCTTCCCAAAATTCTTCTTCAACAACGTCCTTCTGAAACTTGTCTATAATTTTTTTATTCTCTGGAACCATAAACGGTTGTTGTTCCGGACTCCAATGGTCATTCTTTCTCTTCTCAGATTCCCATGCACTACTTAAAGGCTCTCCACACATTCTACATTTAAAGTTACATAAGTTACTAACTCTGTAATCAAAACTAATTGGAGGCATAGTTGTATGCCCTGTGTCATCTGTGCTATCGAAACATTCATCTATCTTATCATTGAATAAGAAACCTGTAAACCATTGTCTATAATTGCTTTGACTTAATAAGTTATCATTACATACTGCACATTGCGATATCTTTTCTCCAGCCATAAGTTTTACTCTTATGTCCTTCATGTAGTCGCTGTTCCAATGTTCTTTTAAACTAACAGGCTTATAGTCTGCTATAGTACCAACGGGCCTAAACATACCTGTGCTTTCGTCATTACTAGCATCAATGTATTGTTTTTGCATCATGTGGTCTTCACGACTAGCACAACACATACGTCTCTCTGATTGAGGACTAATGTATGTGTGGGTCCATGGCGCAGTACAAAACACCTTGTTAGGCGAGTCTTCTGTCATTGAGCCGTGAGCCCATGTAGGTTTAACTCTTTTCATATATTCCTAACCAACAGTCTTTCTTTGACTTTCCATATTCTTTTTCTACTTCTAGATCATTATAGTTTTTGAGACCACTTACATATTTGTAATCCACAGAGTTTAATACTATATTAATTATATGAGACGATGTAGTAAAACTAAATGGTATGGGTGTGGTTATATCTTTATCACAAAAAGCATTACCAGATGTATTAAATTCCTCATCTTCCAAAGAGAAGTCTGCGGCATGAACAGATTCTATAATAATTGTTTTAGGTTTACTTTTATTAATGATTTGTTCAAATAAATGCATAGGGCTATGTAAGTGATATAATAAACCAAAACAAGTTACTACATCATACTCTTGGTTGCCAAATTTGGAATTATAGAAATCATTTGCAGTTCCAGTAAACATATTAGGGCCTGCAAATCTTTGATCTGGTTCAACTCCTTGCCAGCTACCTGCAAGTCCTTTAATAATACGTGAGTGTCGATTGTTGAATGTTGCAAGTTCTAAAACACTCTTGTCTTTGCAAAGGCTAAGTGTTTCTTCTAGAAATTTGTTATACGTCTTCATCGACTGCTCCACCAAGTCCATCTGTCTCGGTGTCCCAACCAATACTGCTACCTGATTTACGTTTTATATTAGGGTTGTAGTCTGTTTCTTCTTTATACTTTTCATCGTCATAGTCATCTTCACTTTCACCTGTTTGGCGTCCACGTACTTTCATCTCTACAACTTTAACTTCGCCATCCTCTGTAACAATACGTTTTGCATATAATGTATTTGTAATACCTGTACTGTCTGGACTTTGAATATCATTTTTCTCATCATCCGATATATCTTTAACTTCTATGCTGTCATACCATTCTACTAATCTAGGAAATGTAGTTCTAAAATTATGTCCACGTCTAGCATCATACTGTTCGTAAAATACTTTAAAGTCATGGTCCAGTAAGTCTTGTTCTGCTGTATTTCTGTGAGGAGTCTTAACAACATCTAAATATTCTATTAGTCTACTTATTTGGTCTTGTTCCCATGCTTGTAATAGTTCAACGCCATTCTTATCTCTTTCACCACGTTGTCTAACTGCATCTAACCAATCACTAATCTCATCATGATACATCTTTCTCAAATGGTCAGGTAGTGTTAGTGGACTTTGGAAACTAGGGAAACGTAATATGTTTACACTAATACCCGGTACATGATGTCCGTACTTTCTTTTCATTGTCAGTACCCAATCCCAGAACTCACAGATAGTATCTAAGCACAATGCATTGATAGTCATCATCATATGTACTCCTTCGTATCTGCCTTCTGTTGCAAAACGTTCGAACTGGCTAGTCCATATTTCCCAATTTAATCCATCTCTGATATACTCTGCTTGGGCGCCAAAGGCTTCACAACTAGTGTACACATGGAAGTGGTCTATATGTTGTGTAGCATCTATAAACTTATTCAGTAACACTGGCTTAGCCATTAAGTTACTGTTAATAGCAAGACGCATATTTTTAGCATTAGGTTCATCTGTTTCTTTAAACCAATCAAACAGTTTGTATATACTAGGAGTCATTAATGGTTCGCCACCAGTAACACGAATCTCTTCTAGCTCTTTACTTAGCTCGGGCCACCATCTCCAAAATGCATCCACATAAGGATTAGCATCACCGGCATCAAACGGTTCGGCGTATGGAGCATCATCAATAAAATGTCCACGAGCGTCTGATTTAATTCCTTGATAACCACCGTTAGTTCTAATATCTTTAACCCATGTACTACTAAATGCTGGGTTACAATAACTACATGCTAACTGACATGTTCTGTCAAATGCTACTTCACATGTTTTTAAATTTACATCTTCGTCTGGATCCAGAGTTGCAATGTGTTGCAAGTCTCTGTCTTCATATATAACTGTTTTGTATACTCTATCGGATACTGGAACTGCTCCATCAGAGTCTTGCCCCATGTCTTCTATTTTCCAGCAGTACTCACATTCTTTAGGACGATCCCCTTCTTGCATCATCTTACGCATTTTTTTCTTGTGTCTACTATTGTGAATAGCACTAGGATTGTCTTTAATATCCTCTAAGTCTATTTGGTGTGCTGGAGGGTGATGACAACTTGTAGTTCCACCATGCCCTAACCATATAGTAGCATTGTACCATTTAGCCCCACAGAAGGAATCAGAGACAGGATCTATCATCCTCTCTTTAAATTCTCTATGTGTCTCTCCGACTTTTCTAACCATTGTAATTTCCTACATCAAAACTTAATGTTCTCATTTGAGTATTATTCTCCAATTCGATTACCCACTCTATCATTTCTGCTACACTATCTGCAGTCATCATAATATCGTCTACTAATCCTTTAAGCCATGCTGTACTATCTGTATCAACAAAGCCTGGTTTAATCATTGTTACTCTACACTTGCCCTGTGTAAACTGATTGCTTAATTGTAAACTTGCCCAGTCCAATCTAGCCTTATCACTTACATAAGGAGTCCAGTCTGGATTGTAACCTAGTTGTGCAAAGTTATTTATACTGTCGCTACTAGTAGCACCCATATTAATTATCAGCTTGGGCTTGTCTACCCATTGTTCGTATATTTTATATAACAGTCTGCTTTGAGCCTCTGGTGCATAAGCATTATTTACAAACACATCGGCGTCCCAGTCGACAATATCTTTGATAACTCCGTTAGGTCTTAATATGTTAAAGCCATTGCTTTTACTATAACCTCTAACTTCATAGTTCTCATTATCAAGTCTGTTAAATAGGGCCTCGCCTATTCCTCTAGTATGTCCTGTTATTGCTATTTTTTTCATATTGTTATTCTATTACTTCTTCTAGTATGCCTAAAACTTCTGCTACTAAAAGAGCAACTGCTAAAATTGTTATACTCTGTAATACTAATGCTACTCCGCAACCTAGTATTCTTATAGCACTCTTTACTAAACTAATATAGTAATGCATCTTACCTGGATCTTTTGTTATCATATTCCGTATTTCCCATCAATGGCTTCTGTTGCCATTCTTATTTTTGTAGCACTAATATCTTCTACAGACTTCTCAAAACTTTCTTGTTCAATCTTATATCCAACGTCTCTACCATATGTTATATTAAGTATGTTAGGCACTATAACTAAATTTACTTTGCCAGCATACTGTACTAATTGTTTTTGCAAGTTTGCAATAACTTGTTCTGCCGTATATGGATTATTACTATCTGTTTCCATATCTCTTACCATTAGTATAACTTGACCATGCTTTGCTATTGCTCTATCAAACAATGCTTGATGTCCGTCATGCCATGGCTGATATCTTCCAAGCATTTGAGTAGTAGGTGCTTTGTTATTCCATATAAGCATATTACCAATAAGCCATGCTATGTTTACTGCATCTGTATCGTTGTGTTCTGTTACAGTATAATCAGCATAGTGTGGCTTCTCAAACACTTTATCAGTGTCTTTGTATTTACTCTCCGAGACTGTATCCATAAAGATTTCTACGTTAGCATTAAATTCTAATCTAGCACTTCCGTACGGTGCTACAAAATCTGCTATAGCAACCTTGCCTTCTGCTTCAGCTGTTTCACACAACGACTTCATTCTTTTATTTTGTCTCAGTCTTCCTTCTTCACTAAAGTCCCAGTCGTCTGCGTTACCTCGAACTTCGTCTGCATTAAACCAAGCAACACTATCTCCTAGATAGCCTACTAGTTTTTCTGCCAAATAAGTTTTACCACTATCTGGTAATCCATATATTAATACTCTCATTTCTCTCCGATGAAAAGTCCTTTAAGTGACTTCCCTTTACTTATATCACCTGCGAATGTCATTTGACCTCCCATAACTAATTTCATGGGATCTGCTCCTTTGGTGAACATATCAATCATAACATCTGTGTTTACAAACCCAACTGTTATGTCTGCCTTATCTAAGTTCTCATTAGTTACAATACACTTCTTAGAATGTACACTTATAGAAAACTTTCCGTTTGACTCACTTAACACATTTACATTTATATCTATGTCAATGTCTTTTGAATCATCTGTATTAAAACTTGTTTCCAAGTCTGTTTTAATTTTTACAAAGTCTAGCATTTAATTTCTCCTTTTAGAAATTCATTTTTAATTCGTTAAAGTATTTTTCAAATTGTTCAGTTGCCCACTCTACATTATAAAATCTTTTATTATTAATGTTAATCCTACTCTGCGTTTCAGTATCTAAAAAATAATCTGGCGGAGTAGCATTTAGTATTTCAATTTCATTCATAATCATTTCTAATCTTTTGTTGTCATCTTTTTCAAGATCGTAACTCTCATCTATACAATTATCAAATGTTTTAAATCCAAAATTACGAAGTTGTTCTAATATTCCTGAAGCACCCCAGACGATAAACGGATGTCCAAATGCCAATGGTTTTAATATCTTTTCTGATATGAATATCCTATTAATTGTAGACTCAACTACAACACTATATTTTGTTTTGTTATACCATGATTGATTGAGGTATCGTTGCCAGCCTACATCTTCTCTAGGAATATCTCCATCAATGGACACTCCTATGTCTCTGTAACTGTGTAAAGAGTTGGATAAGTGAGGCTGTATCTTTTCCCATATCATATCTCTGTGGTTATGTTGGTAGTTCATTAGCATGAGAAAGTCTTTGTTATTATATGTACCTGCAGTATAATTTTGGTATCCTAATTCATTATACCATAAACATTCATTTGCTATAAAAAACCAATCATCATGGTTTATCACTGTAATTAGATCACCATTGCGTCCGCCTATATCAAAATCTTTATGTTCCCAAAGATTATCAATTACTACTTTGAACCCTCGATCTCTCCATGGTAATACCCACTTCCAATCAATACAATGTGTATATACTATGTATTCGTCAGGACTATATGTTGCTGTAGAATCAATGAACACTCGTTCAAAGTATTTGTCAAACAACGGTTCTAAGTACGAAGTAGATGCATTACTCCATTTATCAGAACGTAATAGTAGTTTAGGCTTCTTACTCATATATTGCCTCAGCCTCTTCACACATAAACCAAAACTGACTCATCTCTGGAAACGTTGCTAAGAAATCTGTATTTCTTCTTCTGTCATGCTCACTAAAGAACTTACTGAAGTCTGCTCGGTCTCTTAATAACTTGTCTCGCGATAATTGTTTTTTCATGTGTTCTAAATTTCTTTTTACTTTTTCTATCTCAAAGTCTTTGAAGCCTTCGTAGTTTACAAATTCTTCATCTGCTTTATTTTGTTCCATAAACTCTATTGCTTCTACTAGATAGTCTTGATAATCATCTGGTAGTATTTGTATGCTTTGCCAAGCAGGGTTACGCAACAACGGTATATCAAACCATATACGTTGCTCTGGTGTTTCCCAACCTAACGCATACTGTACTGGCTTATTCCATTTCTTTCTAAGTGCCAATACACCTTCTAGAAATTCTTTAAGACTTGGTAAACTCAAACAGTTAAATGTATTAATAAAGTTAATACTAGTGTGATGAGTCTCATCTAAAAATCTGTTTACGTTATCCCATACTTTGTTAAAGTCCATACCATATCTAATATACTCTGCTTGTTGACCCCAACCATCTAAACTCACAAACACACTAAAGTTATGATATGCTTTGTCGTTGTATTTGTATTCGTATGTATAACTATTGTTGCCTTGTTCTTCGCATTGCCCTATTTGTAAAAACGTTTGTTTAATTTCATCTCGTTCTATACTAGGTAAGTTGTTACTGTGATAACGTTTGCTATCAGCACCAACTATAAAGTGATCCCATGTTTGCCAATCAGTTCCATCATGCGGATCTGGAACATACACTTCTGCACTATGTTCTACTACGTCTAATTGTTTTACTAAATTAATAAACCTATCAAACAATACTTGGTTGACAGGACACATATTTGTTGTTATACTAAGTTCTAAATCTTTGTTTGGATTATCTAAAACATATTCCATAACCTTGAATGTGTTTTTATCCATTAATGGTTCGCCACCTGTCATACGAAACACTCTTAATGTTTTGTACATCTCGGGCCACCATCTCCAGAATGCACTAACGTATGGGTTATCATCTTGTGCAATCTTAAGCGGCATTAAGCCTTTGTTAGTTAAACTGTCTACATTATTGTGAGGAGCAACTGTAGGATATTCTCCATACTCGTCAATCTCTTCTTGCCATGCAGTACTTAAATGTGGTGAACAATAACTACACTTAAAGTTACATGCCTGGTTAAAGTTTACTTCTACATAACGTGGATTAATGTTTCCATCAGCACCAGCATCCATAATGTCTTGTCTACTTTCTTGTGCCCAATACTCACCACTACGATATACTCTATCACTTCTATCGCCCTGGTCTTCTATGTTCCAGCAGTAACTACAACCATCAGGTCTCTCACCTTTAAGCATTTGTCTGCGTTGTTCTTTCTTTTCTTTTGTGTTATGTAATGCTGTTACATTGGTTGCTAATTCTTCTAAGGGTACTTTGTGTGTAGGCGGATGATAACAACTGTGTGTGTTACCGTTGGTAAGGTGCATAGAGACTTGGCTCCATTTAGCATAGCACATACTAGGACTTATTAAGTCTAGTTGTTGTTTAGCCTTGTCGGCATCTTTATCATATATACTACTCATTACTTAAACTTTATTGCTAGGTTGATTGTAAAAATATTTTTGCTTGTTAAGTTATCTGTGTATGTATTTCCAATACCCAGCGAAACTCTTTCTGTTAGTTTATACATTAAGTCTGTGCTATTTCGTATGTACGGATTGTTACCACTCTCAACTAATAACTTATTTACTAGCGATAGGTTAGTACTTAATGTCCACTTTGCCCACAAACTATTTCTAATTATAAACTCATTGGTATCACTTTTTAAATATGCAAATGAAATTTCATTGCTTACTTTCCAATTGTCTGTTCTTAATATTTTATATCCATATCCTAAACCTGTTACTGCTCTAAGGTCGTATGCTGTTCTAAACTTGTCATAGTCTACCTGTGCTACACCTATTAAATAACTTTTATCATTTAGTGCATAGTTTTCTTTAAATTGAAAGAAAAGGTCATTAACTGTTTCGACACCGCCGGCTTTTTTATAGATGTAAGTTGATATGTAGTTGCTTTGCCACTTGCCATCTTCTTCACTATGTTTAAACTTTCCTGCAAACGCTACGTCTTTGTCTATTAATGTTAACCCTAAGTTACCTGTTGTACTTGCATACGCCGGCTGACATGTAGCAATTATTATTGTGAATAGTGCTAATAATATTCTCATATTAGCAATCCTTTTTCTAACATGTCTTGTATTTGCTTCTCTCTAATCATTACTCCCCAACGTCTAGGATTTACATAAGTTGCTTTAAAGAACTTACTCATATCTGTGTTAGGATCGAACAACATCATTTCATTTATTTCTTCATTTAACCTACGCCCTACTCTACATATTTCTTTATGTAGCATATCACTATCCCATTCTAATTTACTATAACGACAAGTCATATCGTTAAATCCGTCGAACTTAGGAGCAACTTCGTTATTAAAGAAATCCTTGAACCATTCAAAGTCTGATATTTGATTAGTGTTCCAATCGCTTAGTACTGTCATTTCACAGCCAAGTCTTGCTCCGTAGATAGCCCATAAGCCATTCTCTACATCACTGCCTATGTTACACCATGTTTGTAATCTGTTGTAGTTCTGCCACCATACTTTTTGTTTAAACTCGTCTGCTCGTATTCTGACACCTTGGTCTAAACTCATTTTAACACCTTCACGGAAGCCAGCTCTAAAGGCTTGGAACGGACTGGCTGTTTGATGAACTTCACTGAATGTATCATTCAGTTGTATGTAGTTAAGTTTCCAACAAAACTCCATACCTTCACCGTCAGTAGCGGCTTCGTGAGTGTTAATAGTCTTAGTATATTCTGTGGGCCAACATTTAAGTCCGCCATTACCATAGACTAAACCGTTGAGAATGTTCTTAGCATTCCAACTAAAAATACTTTCTGATATATTGTTCCCATCATGATCCTGATCCGGAACTTCTAATTTTTGTTCGAAGAAATCATCCATAACAATGTTATCACCATCTACGGTTATGAATCTATCTGTGTCTGATTGTTCTGCGGCTGTTTTGTGTGCGGCATCAAAGCCTTTCACACCGTGTACACGTTTAGCCCAAGGTACCTTGTTTAATAGGTCTGCCCAATGCTCTTCACAGTTCGGCTCATCATATGATATGTAAAATATGTCGAGTTCTGTGACATCAATCGTTGCCATGTTTGTGTCCTGTTGTAAAATTTAACTACGCACATATTTATCTAATATTTTGTGAGTGTATATACTAAATTCGCTTACTTCAGTTGTTTTAGGCAACATAACTCTGCCGTTGACTATATCTTCTAGTTTAGCAACTACTTTTTCATATAGTATATGGGGATCACTAGGTGCTGTGATATAAAAGAAGATGTTTGTTTTATGGTTGCTTGGCTCTGCTATATCTACTTGCCATTCGTTAATTAAGTCTATGATTGATACATCATAATCAGTATCAGCACTTTCTTTTACTTCATACAAAAAGTCTCTATCACTTTTAAGGGTAGGTTTGTCTATCGGCTTAGGTACTACTCTAGCAACGTCATGCTCATCGACTTCAATATTAAATTGACCAATACTATTACCTTTTAAGTCTACAATACTACAGTCAGTGTTGTTCATTTCTATTACCTTAGACCCTCTGTAGTGTCGCATGTCGGGTTTATTCATTCCTTTGTAATGTATGGAGCCCTCTTCATCATAAACAAACCAGCTGGTCTCCTGTTGGGTCTTATGTACCTGTTGTAATGAACCGTGTTTGTCTTTTAGTAATGCAAGTTTTTGTCCTGCTGTTAATTGTTGTTCCATGCTAACTCCATTTTGTGTATTTTATCTTTGTCCATCCAATGCTTTTCTACATAATGGAATGGGTGTGTAATTTGAAAGTTTCCTATTTTAAAATCATTATAGTTTTTATAATATGTGGGAATACTCTTTGTCCAATCTTCGTCTATGCTACTTGTGGGTACATTTTGTACATGTGTTTTCATGTGTATAAATGTAGGTAATTCTGTTAAGTGATCCATTGTAGATTTATTTTCTATGCCAAGTATTTGTATTGCTAAAGCAAATGCCACGTCAGCACTTAACCAATCATACTTTCCGTTTGGCATATACTTATAATAAAATCTTTCCCAATTATTAAAAATTATTCTGCACAATGCAAAGAATTCGCTACTTAGTTCACACTCTTTAAAATAAAAGAATGCTGTATACACATTAGGCATATTGTTAAGTTTCATTTGCTTTCTATAATATGTGTCTACTATAGGCTCGCCTTTGTATGTCTTAACATTAGTACATGCCCAAATATCTCTATCAGCCATTGTATCCCACCAATGACTTACGTCTGTGGGGAATATCATATCAGTATCTAGTATTACAGTTTCCTTATAAGGAGTCATGTAATAGTATTTCCATTTGTTATTAATCTTCCATGCTTTGCCTTCTGCATCATCTTGCCATGGTATATCAACTATGTTGTCAAATACTTCTTTGTGTTTTTGTGTAACAAGTTTTTTAGTTTGGTCATCAACACATACTGTTAGATTACTTACAGTACTCTGTGTTAGTTTTAAATTCAAAGCAAGAGCATACGCCTGTTCTAGATAATCAGTCGTGTCATTGTTTTGTGCTATTACTATATAACCTTTACTCATCTTGTTCTATCTGTCTGTCCTCTAATAAACTCATTATATGTATACGTTGTTCAGACGTCATATCTCGCCATTGACTAATTTCGTTCCTTGTGCGTTTACATGCTGTACAAAAATTGTTACTGTTAATAGTACAAATTTTTACGCAAGGTGATTCCATCAGTTGTCTTTATTGAATTGATATCCGTCTTCTGGATCTATTTCTGCATCAGCATTCGCAAATCTCATACGTTGAATGGCGTCCCAGTCGACCTTCTTCCATTCTTCACTAATAGATGTGTAGTCTTTGTCGTCCGGATAAAATTCTTGTTCTTTAGTCATCTTACTACCTCTATGTCACTCTCTGTTTCTATAACTACTCTTGCTCCACAGGATAATATCTTATCTCCGTTCTCGCCATACATTACTTTACTTGGGCCTTTTATTTCTACTTCGTGACAGTAAGTATTACTCTTGCCTTCTTTAATTGTTATAACAGGATCGTTTGTTCCGTGTTTTAAATTACTTCTAATCTTTAATTGATTAACATGTATGTATTTCTTTTTATTTTTCATAACTTTCTATTCTGCTTATCTGCAGTCCTTTTAAAACTCCATTCTAAAAACTTATTAAATAATTCTGCTATTGCTTCTTGTAATTTAAACATTATGAAAGTTTCCTTTGTATGTATTTAAAACCTGCATATATACTTAATCCATAAATTGCTATAATTGTTAATGGTATTGAAAAAGATAACAATGTCCAAAAGTCTAGGAACAATAAATCTTTTGTAAAGTCTACTAATACTTCTGCATCACCTTGTGCTGGTTGTACAGTTTCTGTTGCATAGTCGTACTCCATACCAGCATCCATCATCATTGTGTTTAGTGCATCTTCTGTTAAGCACTTGTAATATTGTTCCGGGCAATCTCCAACACCACCATATCCTGTGCCAATTGGACTACCAAACATATCAGTAATTGGTTCTACTTCATCTGTCATTGTAGTTTTCCATCATGATGTCTTTGTCTAATCTTTTTATATTTTTCTCTTAAATGTTTCATATCTGCGTAATATCTTTTTTGAATTGTTTTAATTATAGTTTTAGTTAATTTCCTTTTAGCTCTTGCTTTATCTGACTTGTCCATTCTCTCTAGTCGATCCATTATTTTCTCCGTTATATAATTACTTATCCAATTTTCTCCATGATTCTTTGAATAAACAGAACCTGGTATTACCAGACTCAGTTTCATATATGAACTGTGTCGCTAACATTTGTATAACTTTGCCTTGAAATGTTCCATTAAGATTGCATGTATGTTCTATCTTATCACCTATCTCTGGCTTCTTAGTTGCCACTTGTATGCTCCATTAGTTCATCACTTATTCTATTTATTGCCCACTTATTCATTACGTGGATGTCCACTCCCTTCCATTTACAAATCATAAAGTCGCCTAAACTTTTTGGTTTCTCAAGATAAAAGATTAGCTCATTTCTTGCCGGAGCAGAATGAACATCATCTGTATCAAAAGTTTTGTATAAAGTAGGGAGTGGCAATTGGGGTATGGCTCTATCTTTAAAGCCACCTAACATGTGTGCGGCTATACTGAAACTATAATCATTACGATATAAGTTACCGGGCCACTTGTAAACTGATTGATAATATTGTCTGTTGTCTCTTACATGCTTTACAGTTTTAAAAAACTGTTCTGCGAAATTTCCTTTCTTAAAGTAAACTACTGTTGCCCAATACATTGTAATGCCAGTTGGGTGTAATTTTCTTAGTGTTGGATCCTCACGTTCATACATTATATCTTCGTATGACCAGTTCATCATAAACTCGTTGTTGTGACCCCAGCAGTTGTTTAATGCATCACTTAGTATTAAGTAATCTGCATCTACTATAATTGTTTCGTCATACGGACTTAGTTCGTATGCGTCTGCTCTATCTTTATTGTAAAAACTTAATGGCTTTGCAGTATGACTAGTATCTTTGTACATTCTCTGATTAGCAACTTTAAAGTTTTTATCCTTTTCTGTTATAACGATATTACTAATAGCATTATTAACATACTCTATGCCTAGTGCTTCGGTAGTGTAATCGTAACTGGCTTGATTGGTTACTACTGTGATGTCATGTATGTCACAGTTATCTTTTATGAGATATGCGTTTACAACTGCCAACTTAAGATAATCTATCTCATCGTTGTTGTGTGCAAACATTAAAAAACCTTTAGTCATCAATATCTAAATCAATCAACTTGTGTACTTTTCTGCTCTTTCTTAATTTTGTATATTCTACGTGGTACTCGTTGGTAGCTTCAAAGTAACGTGATGTGATTTCCTCTAAGAATTTATTTAGGTCATCTATTTTGATTGGATTATTATACACATCTAGCAATACTGCATCAGTATGATTTTGTGTTAGTAGGGTTCCTACAAATGATATAAGTGTTTGGCTTATTTCAAACGTACCACCGTTCACACTATAATTCAATAGTGTTTGTACTTTTGCTTTTAAGTTATTATGCTGTACATTCAAGGTTGTACGATAATTAGCAAACTCAAGTGCTTTGGTTAGTTTAGACGACATATACATATTTATTAGCCAAAAAAAAGCCAGTTACAACGAACTGGCTTCTTTAATATCTGTTATGCTATTATAAGTTACTAATTGCACTATAAGCCGGTTGTGCTACTGCTACACCGTTATTTGCACGTTTAGTTTGCACGGTACTTACAACTGAACCGTCAACACTATCAACGTATCCTGTGCTGTCATCTGCGTTTCCGTCGATACCATCAGCACCAATACCATCGCCTAATGCGTGGTCATCTCTCATTGTAACTTTAAAAGTTACAACTGTTGGATTAGTTGTACTGTTTACTTTAGCATCTATTTTGTAATAGTTACTTGCGTATGAACCTGAACCATACTTGCTGTACATTTGTACATATGAAGTTGTTAGTTCATAAAAACCTTTACCAGCACTTGTTCCTGTAGAACCTGAACTTACAAGGTTGTTTAAATTAAATGTCAATGTTCCCATTGCACTTAGTAAGTTAGTCCAGTTAGTGTTCTGTGAACCAATTGTTCCTGCTCCACTTCCTGAAGTACCGCCTGAGCGTGATGCTGTAAATAGCACTTCGCCACCTGCGTTAAAAAATCCTCTAGCATGAGCTTCACTACTAAAACTTGTAGAAAATTCATGTGTTATTGCTGGAGTACCTGAACTACCCCATCCTGATGTTCTTGTTGTAGTACCAAATGAGTCAGTTGTTAAACTTCCACTTGGAACACTTAGTCTTGCATCAAATAATGTTTTTGTATCTTCCATTAAGTTTGACCAGTCACTTGCTGTGATTGAATCGCCTGATGCTTTATCTGTGCTACTTGAGGAGTATAAACTTTGCCCTAAGAATGTTCCCAACGCCTGAACCTCGTCCTGTAAATTTTTATATCCTTGTGAACTATTCACTGCTGATATTGTTTCGCCTGATGCGGCGTTTAAACTTAATGCACTTTGGTCATAACCATATGTGCTACTAGCACTAAATGTTCCCAATGTTACATCGTTAGGTGTTGCTAATTGTCTACTTAAATTAGCTACCATGTTGTTATAATCTGCAGTACCAGTTGTATCACTAGCCACGACTTTGACCATGTTAGTCCCGCCTGATACTGTTAATGTTGCCCCTGATGCCATATTACTCTCCTACTATATGTATTACTACTATTTACCTATTTTATGCCAATAGCCGCTTCAATGACGCCTTCGTCACCATCTAATTTATCTTCTAAACTTCTACCAATAATTGCTCTAGCATCGTATACATCATCTTCACCCAATGCCCATGCAAGTCCAGGTACATCACTTGATACAAGTCTGTCCCCTTTCTTAATTTTGCCAATTACATTAACCGGAACTCTTCCTGCTAGTGCTACTGGTAAACCATCTGACTCTGCATTCATTAAGTATGCCGGAGCAGTTGAAATAACACCAAATACATTTGTATCCATATGTGATGTAGTTCCAGTAATTTCCATGTTACCACCAATAGCAACTACTGTGCCTGGTAGGTAATCTGCATCTGCATTATATCGTTCAGCCAAATCCGCAAACTGTGCCGATGTTGCTACACCATTAAAATATGCACCTGTAACATTACCACTGAATGTTGCACTTACACCTGATGTAATTGCTCCACTAGATATAGTTAATGTGCCGTCTGTTAATGCGCCTGCTGTTGCAGTTCCACTTAATGCTACGCCTGTACCATTAAAGTATTGTCCTGCTACGTTACCACTAAATGTTGATGCAACACCGCCTGTAATTGTACCACCGGTAATAGTCAAAGTATCGTCTGTGAATGTTGCCGCTGTTGATGTACCTGTTACTGTACTTGTTGTACCGCTAAATAATGAACTGAATACTGTACCAAATTTAGTGCCTGCATTACCAAGTGTTGCGGCGTTATCAGCCGCTGATGTTTCACCATCTAATGTTTTGTTAGTTAATGTTTGAGCTGTTGTTAACTGTACTACTTGTCCTGAACTAGGATCAAATACTACTGAGCCACCAGCATTAACAAGGTTAGCATAAAGTCCTGCGTTTGTTAAATGGAATGTTCCTGAAGCAACATTACTAATAAATGCTGTATCAATTGGTTTTGCACTTGTACCAAAACTTTCAACGTTAAGACCTGTAATTCCACCGCCACTTGCGAGTGTAATATCTTTAACGTGTAAGTTATCAATAGGAGCCGCACTCTCACCAATATCTAATACTACGTTTGCGCCTGCTTTTTTAATGTATTGAGCTGTGTTGGAACTTGCGTCACCAACTTGAATTGTGTCAATGTATAATGTTGAGAACCTATTACTGACATTACCAATTGTAACTGCGTCAGTAGTATCAGGTAACAATGCTGTTGATCCACTTCTAAATATTGTGGAAGCATTATATGATGAGCCACTTATCTGAATTGCGTTGGCTGTATCTGCCTGTTGAGCAACGTTTGCCAATGCAACCGCTGTACCGGCATATTTCTTTCTCAAATTCATACCAGGTTTAATACTTGTACCTATACCTTGTGAATCTGTAAGTTCAGCCTGGATAGCCACATCGCCTAGTTCTTCTACTCTAGCCGCTGTACTTGGATGTACTGTAAATGCAGTATGGTCACTAAAGATTGCCATAATAGATTCACCGTTAGTGAAACCTGCTGTACCTGTACCATCACTTACATACATTAATGCAAGTACGGCTTTGTAAACACCAGTATCATCTGGTATATACATTGTTCTTAATCTTGATCCGTATTTTGTCGGACTACCAACGGCACTATCACTGGAGTATTCATTTGATACTTTACCAGCATAACTGGCTTCTACAAAGCCACTGCCATTGTGTATTTTAATTTTGTCATCAACTGTTGAGTAATAAGTTGTGCCACTTGCTACACCGCCGCTTGGTGCTGTTGCACTTACTGTTGCACTCATCCTTCTCCAACCTGAGCCGTCATAAACTCTCATAACTGACTCGTTCTTATCATACCAAATTTGTCCAGTTAATAAAACTGAATCACTTGGTGCGGATGTACTGGCAAAGTTTTCTAAATGTCTTACTGCGTTTTGGACAAAGTATTGTCCATAACCAGATACATTACGACCTACCAGTGCAACTGAAAACGAGGAGTTAACCTGACTAGCGGCTACATTAATGGTCTTCGAACCATCTGTATTTTGTACTGAATATGTCATTCTAATTTTCCTCTATTTAATTTAACTGTACTCTGACAGTATATATAATTTCTATTGTTCTGTTTGCACTTTTTTGAACTGGGTGAAATATCACATGTGTTAGCATAGTACTATCATTTGGATCAGTAGCATAACTTAACAACCCTAGTTCATCAAAGATGTATAACCCTTCGTTAGTTGTACTGGTATCAAATGTATCCTGTCCACTAGGTTGATTATAACCTAATGTACAAGTAATCTTTAAATCAGTATAACTAGCACCTGGGATAATTTCAATCTTATCTGTTGCTGTGTTGTTACTTATAACTTTTTGGTATGTTCTACTGTATAATGTTGCACTATTTTCATAGGCTTCACTAACTCTTGGTGCCTTGTAAATTACTTTACCTGCAGAGTCAACTGAAGTTGCTCCGTTACCAAATGCCATATAATGTATGTAAGCACCGGATGTATTTGTTAAAGCATTTGCAATCATATTCGCCATGTTACCATAGTGAATAGCATTACGTTTGTTTACTAGTTCTTCTTTAGTGTCTGCATCTCTAATTAAGATATGCCCCGACATTTTAATCCCGGCTTTATCATCCACTATTGAATCCTTTTTTTCCGATTTGTCTATGCTTTCGTTCATGTTGTTATTTATCACTTTTTGTTAAAATATGTTTTAATTCTAATCAAAATTCTGCATGAAGTCGATAATACTGGTATTTGCTTGTAAAACTGTACCTTTATCTGTTAAACTTATTGCATCTTTTAATCCTTGTTCTCCTGAATCCCAACCTGTTGCTACGTCTACATCATGTCTTAATATAGTACCGTCTGCAAATTCTGTTGGTATAGCACCTGCTTCATCCCAACTTGCATCGTAGCCTTGCAACCTTACATTAGCACCACTACTTAAATTATCGTAAGTAAGTGTGTATGCAGTTAAACTACCACTTAGGTCCCAATTCTCATCTAGTGGGATCTGGTTGTTGTAAATTTCTACAGGTTTAATCCAGTTATAATCTTCAGGGTCACGTGTTAATGTACCGTCTCCTGCTCTTAATCTTATGTTCTCTGTTTCCTGTCCATTGTAAATACCTTCTCCTGAAATTATTAATGTATTAGGAGTTGTTCCTTTTGTTCCTCTATGTATTCCACGTAATACGTTATTAACATTATCTCTTACTTCGTATTCTATTCTTTCACCGTTAATCCATATTGCCGCTCTACTAATGCTTGTTGCTTCTGGTAACGCACTAGCATTAGTAACTAATACCTCATTGTCCCAAACATTTAAATTACTTCTTAAAGTTGTTAATGCTTCTACATTACGTCTGTAGTATTCTGTACTACCAAACAAGTCTGCAAACATTATGTACCTAGTATCAGTACTAGCATCACTAATGTTTGTATTACCTTGTGTAGTAACATCTATAATTAATGTTTCTAATGGCTGTACAACTGCAAGTTCTTCTGGTCTATCTGGACCGTAACTTGATTTATTAAATGTTACACCATCAAATCCGTATACTGTTTCATCGTTAACTCTGTAATTAACATTGCCACTTGCTGACTCGCTGAATATACCAATGTAGTTATCTACTTCAACTTCTCTATCGTAAAGTCCACTATCCCATGCATAAGTATCAAATCCTCTAGTATCTGTATAGAAGTATGTGCTATGTTCTCCTGGAACTTCATCTGTAAATCTTTGTGCGTCTAAAGTCTCACCTTGGAATGTAGCATGTACTTTACTCTTAACTAAGTCTGTTACAACTTTTAAGTTTCCATTTTCAATTAGGCTTGTAATAATACTTACGTTCTGCATTATGTTTGCATTAGCACTAGCACCAGTTCCGTAAATAGTATCTACTACTGTTGTAATATTACTTCTTACATCTGGGTTAAACTTCCAAATTCTTTCTGCGGCACTCCAGTTTGGACTTCTTACATTTGCTATATTTGTATTACTGTTTGCTTCGATGTTTACAATGTTCACTGCAATACTTGTAGTTAATGTTTCTAATGTTGGATCATATCCGTCAAAGTATTTAAGGTCAATCTTATCGCCATCCTCTAGTGTACCAACTGCTGAGTTCAGCACCGCGGCAACATTTGCGAATGTTAAGAAGCTGTTGACTGTATCAACTGTATAGTTAGTTACTGTAGTTCCATTACCTTGACTTGTTACAGGTATTAATTTGTTATTAACAAATACTTGTAGTCTGTTTATATCTTCTACATTAATATCGAAACTAAATTGTTGACCAGTACCGTCGGCAATTAGTTGTTGTACCTTACCGCCACTACTGTTTTTAAACATATCTGATTTAACTCTATCAAATACAATTTGTGTATTGGCTTGTCTTATTGCTGAGTTGCTACTAATAAATCCTGCATACTCACTATCAGTATCTCTAATTAATACGTCTGCTGGTACGGTATCATCAAGCACTCTAACTGTCTTAGTAGATTCATCATAGAACGGAGGTCTATCAAAGTCTGTACTTGTGCCTGTTAAGTTTTCAATAGGCGCTTGTTTAATATCACTGTAGTTTCTAATTTTACTACTGTAAGGTTTAACTTCATTAAAGTAACTAAGTGCTTTGTCAAAGTTATCAACTTTAAATCCTTTAAATGGTACAAGGTCAGTTTCCTTCTTAACAATTTTTAAGTATGTTGTTTTAAATGCCCAATCCAATTCGCCTTGTTCTGCGTATGCATGTTTAAGCATTTTAAAGAAGAACTTATTCCAATATACTGAATATGTATTAATAAACACATACTTGTATAATGCATATATTATTGCTCTTAGTTCTTTACCAAATGTTAATGTTTGTCCATCTTTCCAAACTGTGTCTGGGAATTCAACAGTTTCATTTTCCATTGCAATTAGTTTAAATGTATCAGTTTTTTTGCTGTACTCATATAAACTAAATTTCGAACTATCCGTTTTCTGTACTTGGATAATACTCTTGTCTAATACGTTTTTCAATAACTGGAACTGTTTGGTATCAGCTACTTTTCTTAATGGTTTATAATCATCATTGTAGTACAATACTTTATTAGTTGTAGCATCTGTTCTTAGTAACTCGTACCAATTAATTGTAGTTAGATGCGGTGTACTTGCAGGTAAGTTTTTCCTCCACTCGAGGAATGTTGTATCCATTTTAAGTTCTGCAAATATTTCATTAAGTGCTTCTTGCATTTGCTTTCTTGCTTTCTTAATGTCTTTAAACATTGTTTGTCTAGGTCTAAATTTAGAACCAAAACGTTCACTCTCACTTAATCCTTTTGCAGGTACAATTTCATCTATTGCATTATAACCTGCTATACTGTCTATTAATTTAATACTTAAATTGTCTGGTATAGTAACATCTGTGTCACCTTCTCCAGCAAGTCCCCATGAAGTATGTTTTTCACTTGCTTCTGTTTTCTTACGTTCAAAGTTTACACTAACAATACTGTCTTCTGTTTTAATTAAACTACCCAATGTATTAACAACCATAGCGTCTGGACTTATTAATCCAATGTATGGAATACGTTGACTATCTGGATTAACAATTAATCTTTCTAAGTCAGCTATACTTCTACTTTTTCCAGCATTTGCTCTTGCTGTATCATTAACAGATGTTAGCCCACCAACCCAGTAGTAGTATAATGTTTCTACTTTACCTGTTTTCGGATTTGCTCTACTTTCTGTTCTGTATTCATTTGTTACCATGTAGCCGTCACTGTCATATAAACTTGGAGCAGAAAGACTTTCAATCCATTCGTATATGTTTATAACACTACCAGGTATCATGCTACCCCAATTGATACTTCTTTCCTGATTGTTATATCCGTTAGTTGCGTATGTTCCTTTACCTTGCTCATACCATTCATATCTAACGCTTCTGGTATTCCACCATCTGCGTCCTATTTGTTTACTACCCCATTCTGCTTTTGACTCTTCGTATACCACAGGGTCTAAGTCGCTTATAAAATCTAATTCTTTTTGTATGAATCCTGGCAATATACCTTTGAATGGATCGTATATATCTATATCAAATTCTTTTTCTGCACTCTCATTATCGTATGTAAACACATCTGTTAAGAACTTGGTATCTACCATTTTCTCTTGATGTCTAACAACTGTGTTACTTTCTAAGTATGCCCAGCCGTTTGTATCATATTTGTCAACCCATGCATTTGCCATACTGGCTATGTTTGCCGGAGGAGTACTATATCTTAAACTGCTTAGTGCAAGTGCTTTAACTTTTTTATCATCTGCATTGTTAATAATAACTGGTTCGTTTAATAAACTTCTTAAATCATATTCCCATACTGCGCCATTAAGTATATTAGTCAGGTTGGCATTGCTCATGTGTATGTTAAAGTCGCCTATACCATCACCATCAATGTCCACTTCAAATCTAATACCTCTACCATCGCCATTTACTCCGCCACCAGCACCATATCTATCACCGCCGGTGCCATCAACACCAAAGCCTGGAGAATATCCGCCACCGTTGCCTGCATCTGATATCTTAGGTACTACTGGCTTATCTGTATTATATTGTCCTGGCGATATTCCAAACAAGTCTAATAAACCTGGATTCTGCG